GCAGCAGTAGCTAAGTAGAAGTCTTTTCCAACATAGTTAGCACCACCTTTTTGCACCAAGGAACCCATACCACGAGAAGAAACACCAAGTGTTGCCCCCTCATCAATAAGGTTTTTTACAATCTTACCGTATGGAGTGTCCATGATTTTCGCTTCACCGATAAAGTTCTTACCCTCTGGAGTAAGTGCTTTAATCATGTGCGAAACTCTTTCCAAGTTGACAGTAGGTCCGTCAGGATGACCTAACTCACCAAATGCTCTGCCTTTTTGGATAAATTCTCTATTGTATCTGTCTACCTCTTTTGATAGTACAGCGTTTTCGTAGATACGACCATTTCTGTTTTTAATATCAGACTGTAGAAAAATACCTCTAATTTTGTATTCTTTCTTACCTTCGTTTTCTTCAACAATATATTGTGCGTCTAATACTTCTTCCGAAATTAACTTCATATTACTCTCTCTTTGCTTTGTATCTAATATTTATACAACTTTTTACCTAAACTCTACAATAATTGTGTAGTTGTCACCATTTGCAAAGTTTCTGGTTGAAAGTAGTACATCTCCGGTAGGGCTGGTCGCATTATTTGGCAGTTCATTGCCTGCATCTCTAAAGTCCCAATAACCATTACCAGATAATATTAGAGCAGTTGCGTTAGTAGTTCCACCCCACAATAACTCAACCGCTGATTTGTTGTTAGTTGTATTGACAGAATACCATACTTTACTAATCTTCTTAGTACCGTCTTCGGTCATAAATGTTGTAGCTGATGCATCAACTTTGGTAACTAAACTCTCGCCTGTGCCGTCTGAAAAATTAGTTAATTTAGTTACATACTTAACACCAGTTGTATCTACAATTGTTTGTGTACTTACTGTATCTGCCATTTTATTATCCTATATGTCCTGAAGTGCTGTCATAAAAAGTTTTTGATAACTCACCACGCAAAGTAGTTTCACCTACTTTTCTAGTTTTAATATAAACTTGCACTGTACCACCAACATCTGGTTTTGTAAATGTTCTTATACCACCAGAGATAGTTGAGTTTGCACCATCAGCTGAATCCGGATATGTGTCGCTGATAGTAGCAGCGTTATCATACTCCCAAACTCCGTTTGAACCTGGAACAGTTACCCATGCCATTTGTTTATACTCCTAATTGTGCGTCAACTTCTTTATCAATATAGTTGTACAACACATCTGTATTAACATTATGAAAACTAGCAGTCTTATCAACTGCCGTTTCAAGTTTATCTATTACATTACCTTCTTCTTTGTCTAATACTTTAAAGAAGTCAGTGACCACCTCTTTGTGTAAAGGTGGCAATTCATTAAAAGTCTTAGTGTCAATTGGTGCTGACATTAAGTTACTGAGTTTCATTTGCCGGTGCCTCAGCTTCTGGCTGTGGATTGTTATTTGGCTCAAACTCAATTTGTTGTCCTTGGTCATCAAAGATAGCGTCTGTTCTATCATTTGGACCTGCGTATTCTGGTTTAGGGTCGCTGATATGTTCTGCTTCAGTTCCATTAAATATATTCTTTGCAATATCTACTCTTGCTTGGTCTAAAGATGTTGCTACTTTATCTCTTAACGCATCTTTAAACGCTTCGCCTGCATCCGCATTTTGACCAGCTGCCAAATCATCTACAAATTTTTTAACATGTTCACTCATTGTTTTCTCCTAATTAAGTCAAAGAACCGGTATCTTCTTCCGGTCCAGCAATAATGCCATCTTCAACTTCTTGTTTAATCTGTGCGTCAATCTCTTCAATATCTCTTTGAGATTGTTTCAACACATTCTTTCTAATGTACTCTACTGAATAATATTTACCAACATAATCTCTCATTGAGTCCGCAATTCGTATTCTTTCAAGTAACATTTCACTTTCTTTTAGTTCAGCAAAATGTCCGTCTTGTAAGAAATCATACATCATACTATCTCTAACAATATGCCAATCGTCATCTGAGATAACTTTCTTTAAGACTAATTGAGTTCTTAAAATGTCATTAAATAACTCAGTAAATTTCTTTCTTAATCTTTGAACAAATTTAGTAAACTTTAATTCATCTCTTGTAATTTCAGTAGAACGGCCAAGATTAAAACCTTGTGAGCCTTCTAATCTACTTACTGGTACATTTAGAGAACGATAAAGTTTTGCTCTAAAGTATTCAATGTCTGCAATCTCACCTAAGTTTTGACCGCCTGGTAATGTAGTAATGTCAGTACCTCTACCGCCTTCTCTACTTGGTAACCAAAAGTCCTCAAGCATAGACATATAGTTTCTGTCATCTCTAATTTCACCAGTGTTTGCATCATAAACTAATTTGTTACGATACTTGGCCATAACATCTCTAAGATATTGTTCAGCCTTAACTTTAGGTAAATTACCTACATCAATCTTAAAAATTCTTCTTTCAGGTGCTCTTGCAATTCTGTAAATAACAGCAGCATCTTCAATCATTCTTAATTGATTGACAGGTTTAATTGCCTTATGTAAATAAGACAAGACCATATTTTTGTTTTGGTCAACTAAACCACTAGGTACAAATGAAACAGCATCTGGAGCAATTTTAATACCACCAGATGTAGTATTAGTTACACCTTTTTCATTGTATAAAAAATACTCTTCAAACTCATCAATCATAGTTAGCGTACTAGGACCCATAACGCCGTCAGGTCTTCTTTTTCTAACTTCTCTAATCTTCTTAATTTTACGAGGGTCAATATATCTTAATTCAGTGATACCTTTTCTTGGAGATTCTCTATCAATTACTTTATGATAATAGATTCTACCATCAACATACCATCTTCTAAAGATGTCGTGTCCTTTGGTATTAAAGTTCATTAACCTTAATACTTCTTTAAACTCATCTTCTATCTTCCTTCTAACTTCTTTACCAAATGGGATTTCTTCGATTTTAAGACGAATAGCATCTTTCAATTCATTAGCCACAACTGCTTCATTGACAATATCTTCAATTGCCATATCACATTCGGGGTGTAATGCTATTTCTCTATATCTACGAATTAAATCTTGCTCTGTTTTGGCCTGTCCCTCCATATCGAGGTACTGACCAAAATAACCACCGGCGGCGACGGTTTGGGTACCGTCATCCGCTTGTGGTTGTGTAAAGCTTTGTTTTGGATCCGCCTGTTTTTTCAGACGAGTGATAGAAAATCCAAATAATTCAGCCATAATAATATTCCTTTTTAACTACTATTTATGTATTAAGTAGTAGTGTTACTTTCAAAGTATTGATATGCAAAAGTCACAGCAAATTCTTCAATCGCTGTAGCTTCGTCATATGTCAATTCAATCGGAGCAATTGTAGTAGGAAATACACCTCTTAAAGTGTAAGACTTAATAGTTGCACCGTTTCTATCCAATTGGTCAACAAACGCATCAACTTGATAATCCGCTGGATTTGTCAAGCCTTCATTGTCTGTCAAGTTATTGATACCATTTGACCATCTTTCAAACGCATTTCTTAGTTTGAAATCTGTGTCATTGTACACAGTAACAGACCAATCTTCAATTGTTCTATCACCAGCAATCTTAATAGCTCTGCCTCTAAAAGGCACATTAAAACTAGGTACAGTCATACCTGGTAATGATGTTG